AGGGTAATCACTTCCACATCATTGTCATTGGTGTGGATTTCGGGTCTTGGAATATAGGAGTATTCAGGTGAAGCATTCAGGGCAGATGACGGAACGCTAAACAGCACCAGTTGCCGCTTCCCAAACGAGTCGCCAATCTGGTTTCCGCTTCTCACGATGCAAGCCACAGGATGCTGCGGGTTGCCGTGGATACCGCCATAGGACGAGAACTGCTGTGCATAATTGGGATGTGATTCATCAATCGCTTCGGTAACAGGGTAGTCCCAGCCAGTCACATTGGCGGTCACCAGGCGCAGGAAGTCGTCGGGCAAGGTAAAGATAAACCGCTTCCAGCCGCCCACCGTCTTTGTCGCTGGGGTCGCTGTATTCAGCATTCCCTCGTTCAGCAGGCTGTGGTCGGCATACAGATGTACCAGCCGCGCCGCATCCTCGACCTTAGACCTGATGATCTCGTCAATCGTCAGGGTGTCCAGGTCATGCAGCGACGCCAGTTCTTCGCTCGACACGTTCTCATCGAGCGCGACCTTCACGTCCGCGATCAACCCGGCCTCTGTGTCTGTCTTATAAAGCGGATAGTCTTGCATTGCTCTACTGATTAGATGCCCTTAAACTCAATCCCATGCTCTACACCGGCAGCGATAATCGCGTCCTTGCTGCGCAGCTTGGTGCGGCTGTAGCCGAATCGGTCAGCCAGGTAGTCCTTCGCATCGTTGATGCTGGTGACGGCTACTGTCTTCACGGCAGGTTTCTCTACCGCAATAGGTGCGGGTGAGGTCGCATCAGGAACGATGGTGCCGATAAAAGTCTTGCCGAAATTGGCATCACACTCGATGGCGCGCTGCACCTTCTCATCGCTGGTGGTGTAGAAGCTGCCGCCCCCGGTCAGCGGGGTGAATGCGATTCGCATGTTGCCGCCGTTCTCAGCCACAACGCTGAGAACAATGCGCGCCGATGATGAATATTTCTTAGTCATAACGTCCTGCTTTTGGATTAAGTAAGCAGGACGGGCGTTGCGGCCCGCCCTGCAAATTAGAGATCATTTAATTGCTATATCAACTACCACTACCTTGGCTTACGGGAGCCTTGGCAAGACGCATGCGGGCGTGAGCCTTGGCATAGCGCAGATACAAGCAGGCAACCTCCTGCATCACCACGGCATCGGTATTGCGCACACCAGCCTTCTTCAGGTCGAGGATATTGCGCGACCAGCTTACATGGGTCTTCTTGGCGAGGTATTCGGGGTCGAGGGCGAAGCCGCAATCACTCATGCCGTTCTCGTTGAACAACTCATGGTGGATGGTGAGAATCTCGCCGAAGTCGGTGTCCCAACTCTTAAACTTGAGGTTCCAGATTTCCACGGTGTCCTTCAAGCGGAACTTGTCGCTCTCAATCTTGGAGAATGCTGCAAGCATGTCACTACCGCAGAACAGAATCTTGCGCTTGTTACCCAGGCCGGTGCCAACAAACAAATCCTTGGCGATATCCACCAGGTCTTCGTCGCTGATAACAGCCTTGCCTGCGACATTATCCCAATGGCCTACGGTGATGTCCTGACCTGCCATCCACCAAATGCCGCCGGTAAACCAGGTAGCCATGCCGTCCTTGGTGACGTGGTGGATAACGCGCTTCACGCCCCACAGGTATGAGTTCTCTTGGGCGAGGCGCATGTCATAGATGCCATCCTCTTCAAGGTCACTGAAGTTCCAGTCAACTTCCTTGGCTGCAATCTTGTCGAACGTGGACTGCTCGACCTGAATCATAAAGTTTTGGCAATACTGGATTTCGGCAGTGGGGATATTGTTGAAGCGGCCAGTCTGCACATCCAACTCGCCGCAAGCCTTACCCATACGGACGAGAACGGTGTCGGCAGAAATAGCGGGAACAATGATGGTTTCACCATTGGTCACCTTGCCGCCATTGACAGCATACACCAGAATCTTTCCGCTATTGTCGCGACCGCACACACACAATACCAGGTCTGGCACATTGGTGGCGGCAGGGCTATAGGACGAATAGGCAATACCCTTATCGTCGGTAACCGCAGGAACACCGACCACGCGGATGGTGTCATCCAGGGTGAACATGTTGGGGTCTGCAACAGTGAGAGCAATACTGGTAGCACCAGAACCCCAGCCGCCAGTGCTGCCAGGAGCGGCAATCGCAGTACTCAGGGTGGTCTTGATGGGACGAGTGCCGACGCTGTAGTACTTCACTTCAAACGAATCGCTTGGCTGTGCCTTGGCGTAGCGCGAAATCTGGTCGATAGGCGTTGCCATCGGGCGAATCTTGGTGATGCGGCTGTCCACATCCTTGCTGTACATCTCGGGGTCGCCATCGGCGCGGCCTTGTGTCTCAGTAGCGATACCATCGGGGCCAATGAGACCCGGAGGGGTAACCTTGCTACCATCAGAATTGGTCTTGTCGGGGGTATTGCCGCCGTCGCCGGTATTGATTTTTCCAGCGTCAGGCAGGGATGACGCATCGGCCATCATCACGCCCGAAGATACGCCGGTGGCAACTGACAGCACCATCAGCGTCAAACTCAGCATAAGGCTGAAAAACTTTGAAAACTTCTTCATTTGATGAAACTTTAAATTGTTAATATTGTTGATTCATGTTGTTACCTGCGAGTGATGCGCTTCTCGCCGCCGCGGGTGAAGATGTCATCGTTGCCTTCAAAGCGGTTCAACGCTCCCAGGTCGGGACCGGCGGGACGAGTACCGGCATTGTTCTTGCCCATGAGGGCGGCAGTACCGTCACCCGCATTGCGCTTGCGCAGCTTCTCGTCAATCTTCGCATTGCGCCCGCGCACCTCGGCATCCTGGGCGGCAACCTCGACATCCTCGTCATGACGGATGGCCTTCAGCGTGCGCTCCATGCTATCGCGCGAGAACTTGCCGACAAGCATGTCCTCAAACTCCTGCTGCAAGGTGTCCCAAATCTGGTTCATCTCATCGTCGCTCAAGCCGTTCTCGTCCTGGAACTGGTCGCGTGTGGCATAGGACTGCTCCATATTGGTGGCATAGTTCTCCTCCAGTTCCTTGCTCTTGGCGACGCGCTCCAGGTATTCCTTCTGCGCCTCGTCGAGTTTGTCGCGCAGTTCGGGATCATCGAGGGCCTCCTTGAATTCGGGACCGAACATCCGCATCATGGCGATGGCGGGATTCTCTCCGTTTGCCCACGATGACAGCAGGTAGGCACTGCGGGGGTCCTTGTTCATCATGTCGGTGAGTTTACCCTCGCGCTCCTTGTACTCGCCAATCTGGCGGTCGAATTCATCGTAATCATCGGAGATTCGGCTCGACATGGCTTCACTATCGTTGACATCGAGGTCAGGGTAGCGAGATAGCATGCGCTCGTTCAACGCATCGCGCTTAGTCTTATCTGCTTGATTATTAATATCTGCCATAGTTAATTTGTTTACTGAGTGAAATTAATATCGGCAAATTTACCCCCTTAAAACCGCACTCCGTTTTTATCTATTAACTGACAATGGTTAAATTTGTAGTATGAAGAAACGCGGGAGCATATGCCAGTTTGAGCGTGAGCGCAACGCCGACCTCATGCGTGCCTACAACGAGGAAATCAAAGGCAGGAAACACATCTTCCTGCCAGATGTCTTCAAGGCGGTCGTGAAGAAACCGTCAGCAAGGTTCTGGGTCAGCGAGAGGCGTGCGGCTATCGTGTTGTCGCAGTTGTTCAACGGTGACGATGCGCTGGACAGGATGCGACCACTCAAACGGCGCATGTTTCGCGAAATCTACCGCCGCGCCGTGAAACTGCATCACAACTATCCGCAGCTTACATTCCTGCAATTGGCTGAGTATATCGTCCAACAGCCCGCACCTGAGTTCTATTTGACACCAGGCTCGGCAAAGGTGATCGTGTCAAAAATCAAAAAGCGGCAGCGCAAAGAATCAAAAAGGAAATAATGGATATCCGCATCAACACCGGCACAAAGTGGACCGCGCTGGCAATCGCTACTGCGGTGCTGGTGTTGTCGCCATTCGACGGCGACGGTATCCGCGTGGACTGCACCTGGCTGGCGCGGTTGTCCTATCCGCTCTTCCACGCGGGCATCCTGCACGCCATCTGCAATGCCTGGTGTCTCATTACCCTGGTGTTCTATTATGACCTGCATTGGTGGCGGCTGCTGACGGCATACGGCATCGCGATATCCATTCCCGCTTTGCTGCTATCCGCAACCCCTGTCGTGGGATTGTCGGGTGTGTGCTTTGCTCTCATGGGCCTATGCCTGCCAATCGTTCAGCGCAAGTTATACTTCTCTGCATGGGTGGCTGCGTTCCTCGCCGTGGGTATCATCCTGCCTGGTGTGGCCTGGGTGGTTCACCTCTACTGCTACGTCGTCGGGTGGGTGGTCGGCGACTTCATCAAGGCGGTGTCATGAGCAAGCAGGTTGAGGTAATGCAAGGCCCTGCCTTGTATAATGGCGACGTTGAGGCAATTCTCCAGGAGAATGACCGCCGCAATGCCGTCATCAATACCAAGTTCAACCCGGTGACCGGCGAGGGTTCGGTGGGCAAGAGAAAAGAGGTAACCATTAAAGGATTCCCATTTGAAAAGATGTGGCTACCCGTCGCCATGCTCAACGTGCCGCTGGTCAAGAAACTCATCAAGCGCGGCAGCATTAAGGACTTTATCACCAGAGACCTCAAAGTCGAGGATTCCCGCCAGCAGCGTGAGCAGGTGGTGGATATGTTCAACCGCGTGCGCAATCGCCACGACTTCCCTTTCTGGGCAGCTACCCTGGTCAAGATTCAGTCCAAGACACCGGGCGAGGGCGAGATACTTTTCCGTCTCACGCGCCCGCAACGCCGCTTTGTGGAGCGATTGGAAGAGAAAAGGTTGGCAGGAAAGCCCATCCGTTTCGTCCTGCTCAAGGCGCGTCAATGGGGTGGCTCGACAACTTCGCAGTTATACATGGCATGGCTTCAGTTG